CGTCAGCACAGATGGCGAGAAATCGTCCGTATTCCCTCACGGAATTCGTGGATTTCTGCAAGAAGCTGGGAATCACGGTCGAACCGTTCCAGAAGCGCATGCTTCGGCCTCACTTCGAGGGAACCCGCGAGCTGGTCATCCTGGTGCCGAAGAAGAACGGGAAGACGACCCTCATGGCCGCCATGGCCTTGTTCCACATTCAGCGGACAGAAGACGCGGAATGCGTGATCGGGGCGTCCTCGAGAGATCAGGCGGCCATCCTTTTCCGCCAGGCCGAGAACCTGGTTCAGGGGGCGGAACTGGAGGAGTTCAGGGTCCGAACCGGCTATAGGGAGATCCGCCATGGCGGAGGCCGGCTGCGCGTGCTCGCTGCCGATGCGGCTACGGCAGACGGCGTGATTCCCACTCTCGCCCTGGTGGACGAGCTGCACCGCCACCCATCCGGCGATCTGTACGGAGTGTTCCGAGACGGCCTGGGGCCTCGCAATGGGCGGATGGTCACCATCTCAACTGCCGGTGCACGGACGGCCTCGCCCCTCGGCGAGCTACGCGCCAAGGCCCACGCCCTACCGAACTTCCGCAGGGTAGGTTGCCGGAACGAGGCGTCCTCCGAGGATAGAGCGTTTGTCTGGATCGAATACTGCCTGCTCGATACCGACGATGTTTCCGACCTGAAGCTGGTTGAGAAGGCCAATCCGGCGTCTTGGGTCACTCTGAAATGGCTGACCGAGCGGTACAACTCGCCGACCATGACCCCTGGCCAGTGGATGCGGTTCGCCTGCGGGATCTGGACGGAGGGCGAAGATCCCTGGATCGAGCCGGCCGACTGGGACCAGCTGGCCGTGGACATCGGCGGGGTAGAAGACGGTGATGAGGTCATCCTGGCCGTCCGTGCTGCCGCTGGCATGGGGATCGGCATTGCCGCGCTCAAGCCAGATGGCGCGGTGGCCGTCAGGGCCGAGATTCTGGCCCCACCGTCAGGCGGTCGTATCCCCCTCGAGGTGGTCGAACGTACCCTTCATCAGCTTTGCACCCGTTACGTGGTACGTGAAATTGCCTATGACCCCGAGCAATTCATGCGCTCCGCCGAGCTACTGACAGAACGAGGCTTGCCAATGATTGAGATTCCACAGCGTCCAATGCGCCTTGCCCAGGCCACGGCAACCATGTGGCGGCTGGTGTCCGCTGGCCTGCTACGCCATGACGGTTCGCCCGAGCTCCGTTCTCAGGTGATGCTGGGGCGCACGAAGGAAACCGTCCAGGGCTGGTATCTGGTGCCCACCGCCCAGACTGCCGCACTGATAGCAGTGGCGGTGGCCGTTCACCAAGCAACCCAGGTTCCCGCCGATGACCCGGAGTTCATCGCGCTATGAGACTCAAATTCAACTTCCGGGATGGTCTCCACTTCGAGAAGCACAACATCGACAAGATTGCGCTGTGGGGCCGGGGCGAGGATATCGGCGACCCTGTTCACGCCGGCGTGCTTGTCTCACAGACCTCGGCTCTCGGACTGTCGGTGGTCTATCGCTGCGTCTCGCTCATCTCGGGGACGCTTGGAGCACTTCCCGCCGACATCGTGCGGAAGCGCACTGATATCCGGGAGCCCGTAGACCGGACTCCTGCGTGGGTGGACGTTCCCAATCCTGAGTCCACTTGGTTCGAGTTCGCCCGTCGGGTCTTTGAGTCGCTCGCCATGGATGGCAATGCCTTTGTGCTCATCACAGCCCGCGATTTCGCGGGACAGGCGAGAGAGCTTTGGACCCTGAACCCTCGCGCTGTTCAGATCCGTCGAAGGGAAACCAGCCGCAGGATGTACTTCCTGGTCAATGGGTCTACCGAATACACGCGGTTCGGCCCCGACAACCTGCTTGGCGATGTTCTCCACGTCAAGCTGAACGATGCCGGGGGCATGCGGGGGCTCTCCCCGTTGGATCTTGCACGGCAGGGCCTCGGCCTAGGACTCGTTTCCGAGAAGTTCGGAGCCAAGTTCTTCGGGAGCGGACAGCAGATGTCTGGCGTGATTCAGCTTCCCGTCAGTGACAGACCAAAAACCAAGGAAAACATCGATCTCATCCGGGAGAACTGGGAAGCAAAGCACGCCGGCTCTGACAAGGCCCACCGCCCTGGGGTTCTGACGGGCGGCGCGACCTGGCAGAGCATCTCCGTTACCCCAGAAAACGCCCAGTTCCTCGAAACGCGGAAGTTCCAGGTCGAGGACATCGCCCGCTGGTACGGCGTGCCGGCTCACATGGTCGGGCTCGAGGAGAAGAACACTTCCTGGGGAACCGGCATCGAGGCCCAGTCCCTTGGGTTCGTCCGCTTCACGCTGCTTCCGTGGATCGAGCTGTTTGAGCAGGCTATGTCTCAGCTACTCGTCCGGGGCCAGGAGTTGAAGCTCAATCAGCGGGGGCTCCTACGCGCTGACTCGAAGACAGAGGCCGAGGTGCTGGTGCTGCTTTCAAACAATGGCATCGTCAACCGGAACGAAGTGCGGGCACTCTATGACAAGCCCCCGGTGCCCGGTGGGGATCGCTTCATCCTCCCGCTGAATATGCAGATTCTTCAGTCTAACGGCCAGGCAGAACCTGCACCCGTGACGCCACCACCAGCATCAGAGCCAAGTCCAAATGGCAACGGCAATGGCCAGGCGTCCTTGCCGCTGGAGGTGAAGGAATGAGAGAGCGGTTCGTAGCGGACATCCCCCGCGAGCTGGCTCAGGTGGAAACGAAAGGCCGCATGCTCGAGGGGTATGCATCGGTGTTCAACTACCCCATCGATTCAGGAACCCCGCGCAACCCGCAGACCACGTTCGTAAAGCCCGGCGCGTTCACGCGCACGCTGAAGAACAACCGGGACCAGATCCAGACGTTGTTCAACCACGGACATGACCCCCGCTATGGGGAACTCCCTATCGGCACTATCAAGGATTTGCATGAGGATAGTCGGGGGCTCCGTGCCAAGGTGGAGCTTCACGATGGACCCGACAACGAGAATATCCGCGCTGCCCTCGCCTCCGGAGCTCTCCGCGCCATGAGCATCCAGTTCGAGACGATTCAAGAAGACTTCAACGACGACCGCACCGAGCGGAACCTACGCGAGCTCAAACTGTGGGAGTTCGGGCCGGTCACCTTCCCCGCCAATGCCGCTGCAACGGCCTCCCTGCACTCACTCGCCGCCCTGGCGGTTGACCTCGAGGAACAGCTTGAAAAGCACTGGGATGGCGCGGCTGCACTACGCACATGCTCCAATGCTGCCGAGTTCCGCAAGATCGCCTTCGAGCGAAGCAATGACTCCGACCCCGACACTGCGGCCCACTGGGCATTGCCACATCACCCACGCCCCGGCGCAGGGCCAGACTCTGCCGGCGTAGCCGCCGCCCTAGCCGCACTCCATGGTGGGCGGGGTGGGGCACCCGACCTTAAGCAGTCCGTGACAAGTGTTGAGAATCATCTACAAGCGCATCAGTCCGAGTCATCCTCGGCCGAGACTCGCGAAAGCACTCTCGACGAGGCCCGTCTCACCTGGTTGCGGGAAGTGCAGCGCCGCTACGAGCAGCAAGGCGAGGAACTCGCCCTCGAAGCTGCGCGAATGGTGAAACGGTAAGGAGTTACACATGGCAGAAATGAGAGAGGTGATCCAGAAGCTCCATGAGAAGCGTCTCAACATCCGCTCGCAACAGACGGAACTGATGGCGCAGATCGAGGGCGACCTGGACAATGACGGAGGCGGCGAGGCCAAGGCCAAGTGGGACGCGCTTGACAAAGAATTCGCCGAGCTTGGCGAGACTATCGACCGCTACCTGACGGTTCAGGAGAACGAGAAGGAGCTGGACGAGCAGCGCCAGCGGTTCGAGAAGGTTGTCCGCGACCCTCGGGTTGTGGAAACCAACGAGATGGCGTTTACGGAGAAGATGCGGAATTGGCTGAAGGCTGGTCTGCCCGATTCTGAAGTGTGGGCACCAAAGACGATCACGGTCAAGTTCGGCTCTCTGGCGGCCAATCCCTCGCGGAACGGCACAATCGAGTATCACGACCTGACCAAGGGTACGGCCACCGACGGTGCCGAGTTGATCCCGACTGGGTTCGTTCGGACCCTCCAGGAGCACCTGATCGAGGTCAACGGTGTTCGCCGGACCAACGCCCAGGTCTTCACCACGTCAAGCGGTGAGAACCTGCTTGTGCCGGCAACCACCACGCATGGCACCGCAACGCTGGTGGCTGAAGGCGGTGCGTTCCTTGAGAACGACGCGCAGTTCAAGCAGGTCACCATGAACGCTTACAAGTTCGGTCAGTTGGTTCAGGTTTCAACTGAGCTGATCCAGGACTCGGCCGTGAACCTACTCGAGTACCTCGGCCGAGCTGCGGGTATCGCCATCGGCACGGTGACCGGAACCTACAACGTCACCGGAACCGGTACTGCCCAGCCCGAGGGAATCGCAAACGCTCCGACAGCCGGTGTTACCGGCGGCGCGGGTACGGGCCTGACGGTCTCTGCTGAGGCTCTGATGGATCTGTATCACTCGGTCATCACGGGCTACCGGTCGCGGGGCTGGTGGGTTATGAATGACGCGACGGCTGCGTACATCCGAAAGCTCCGTGAGGGCACGGGTGCTACGGCCGGCAACTTCCTCTGGCAGCCTGGGCTCCAGGCCGGTCAGCCGGACTCGTTGCTGGGCCGTCCGGTTGTGACTGATCCGGCGGTGGCCGTCATGGCCATCAACGCATACTCAATTGCGTTCGGGGACTTCTCGGCCTACTTCGCGTTCCGTGATGTCAACACGGTCGTCTTCGACCGTTCAGACGACTTCGCGTTCTCGACGGGCCTGGTCACCTTCCGCTCGAGCTTGCGGACGGACAGCAAGCAGCTCGTCAACGGTGCATCTGGCGCGGTGAAGTTCTACCGCAACGGTGCCTCGTAAGAAGGCTGGGGATTGGGGGGGCTTCGGCCCCCCTTCCCCCAAGGGGGATATATGGCGAAGGTGAAAGTACTGGTGCTCTACCCGACGGGATTTCAGGCGTTGAAGATCGAACCCACACCCGTCGGCTCAGATGTTGTTGAAGTGGAGGAGTCCGACGCCGCCACCCTAGTTGGAGCGGGGTGGGCAGAGTACGTCAAGCAACCGAAGACGGTTGAAACCGAAACCGCTGAAGTCAGGCTCTCGCGTGGTAGGAAGGCGAGTAAGTAATGGCCACGCTGAACGTG